GAACGCGGCGAGTTCGCCGCTCTTAACTCTGCTCCATACACCATTGTCGTGCACTTTCATAGCCACGATCCATCCTTCGAGTGCAGAGTAAACGCCCAGCGCTTCACCCAGCGTTTTTGTCAACGGAAATGAGTGTATCACTTCCCCGATCTGCGCGCCTTCGTGCATCGCTTTAGCGACGCGCACGTCAATCATAAAGTTGTCTGCCGCCTTGGTCATCACCTCCGCCGAGATGATGTCGCCCTGCCGGTCGATCATAGGTTTGCCGTCGATCGATACAACCGATGCCCAGCCCCAAACGATGCGCGCCTCGTCATCAATCTTGATGATCTTAGCCGCGCGTTTTTCCATCCGCGCGTCGATGATCGCGCTGATCGCGGCGTCGATCACGGATTCGATCATATCGCCCGTCGGATCTTCGACCTCTTCGCCTTCTGGCGACATTATGCCCGCCGTGCCCACCATGTCGAGGTAGTCCTCATGCGTCGCCCCGGGCATATAGAACGCCTGCCCGTCTGGCCCTTCGGTCATATGCGCGACCAGCCCCATTCCGAGTTGCTGCGCGCGCTGCACTGCTTCGATCGACGTCGTAAACACGTCATCCGAGATCTGCCGCTTTTCCATCTTGTCCATCTTCGTCATCTCCGAAACTGAGGTTCCGCTTTCCCACATCCGGCACGACCAGTAACGCGCCGAGGTCTTGTCGGTCGCCGTGTCGCAAGAGTGCCGCGAGCGGAAGTTGGCGCGGGCTTGGGGGTCATCACGGCGGATCTCCATCTTGGGATCGCCAAACGTCACTTTCTTGGTTTTGTCGCCGTCCTTGACGTAAACGCCGAACTTCTTGCTCGCGCCAGCTGGGAGGCGGAATGGCTGATCTAGTTCGACCTCGCGCCCCTGATAGTCGGCTTTCTCGACGCCCCGGGTCGACATAGGATGCTTTTCTGGCAACAGATCCGTGTCGTGTTTGCCCGATCGGAACCGGCCATCGCGGATGGCGCGCAGGAAATTGTTGACCCGCGCCATAGCCCACTGCTCCGGGGAGCTTACACTGGGCCGCACGCTGCCCGGGTTCGTGCGATATGCGCCGATCCCCCGGTCATAGACCTGCCGCAGCATATCGACAGTCACGCGCCCCTTGTCGCCGTCCTCTGCGTTGTGCGCTTCGACCTTGGCGCGCAGCGTGTCCGTCGAGACCTTTTCGAGCGCCTCATCGACCTCCTCGATGTAAACGCCATCCTTGCCCTTCGTATAGCCCGCGCTCTCGATCGCAGCATATGCCGCGCCGAACGCCCGGCCCTCCTGATAGCCCCGGTCGATGCTGTCGTTGAACACGCCGCGCCAGATCGAGCGCGCCTTATCGCTGGTCAGCACGCGCTTCACCGCGCCCGGCAGATCGTCATTAGTTTGATAGGGCATGTCCTCTCCTCTCAGTTTTTGGGCGTGTTAATCAGCATCTTCGATCCACCCATAGAAGCCCGCAGCGACTGTCGCCGCCCTGTCTGTGGTGACGCGAAACGCGATGATTGCGCCCGCTGGGAATGCTGCTATCGCGCCGTCTGCGAGCGCCGTTGTATTGTCTTGCAGTTCGATTGTGCCCTGCCGAAACAGCAGCCCTACGTCTTCGAAGCGGTCAACGCTCCCGTCGAGGTTCGCAAGCACGGACGCAACGAGCGATACTTGCGCCGTGGCGGCGGCACGTTCGGAAGACGACCCAGCAAAAAATGAATTAATGACCAGCCGCTTGCCTGCTGGGACGCGAAAGGCGGTGCTGCGCGTGCCGCGCGCGCCAGCATCAAGAAACTTGTAGCGCGTGCCGCTGTTCGTGACAGTGATGTCACCGACAGCCTTCTTTACAGATCCGAACGTCAGCCCGTGCAAATCGCCGACCCAGCGCACGTTGGTCGCCACTGTCAGCACTGGCGTCGTGCCGTTCATCGTCACGATCTCGCTCTGCGGGTTCAGATCCGCGTCCAGATAGTTGAAACGCAGCGTGCGGATGCCCGTTCCTGCCGCGCTGTCCTGCGCGCTGGTCGATACAATGGTCATCTGCACGCCGCCTGCGGGCGCGACTGACGGGTCTTTCACAGTCGAGCCGGGGAAGATCAGGATGTCCGTTACCGCGCCAGTGGTCGTCAGCGCCCCAGTGACAGCGATTGACTGCGCGCCTTCGACGCGTCCCCGCGCGATCTCGATCTGCTGCGTGAACATCAGTCGCCAGATCCGCTGCGACCAGTCGCGCACGGGCTTGATCGTCTTGGTGTAGCCGGTTTCCGTCATAGCACGCCCCCCGCGTTGTCATCTGGATCAGCGACGCCGTCGGGGAAGTCGGCGTCTGTTACCGCGCTGCCGCGCAAAACCGCGCGATCTAGGATCTGGGGTAGCGCGTAATAGTCCCGGTCGGAGATCGCCCTCATGTCTGGCGTATCCCCCGGAAACTGCGTGACATAGCTGTCCATCGCTGCGCGCAGCTTATCGCTAAACAGCTCAATCATAGCATCGCCTCCTTGACCAGCTCTTCGAAGACCTTCGACGTGCGCGGGAAGAACCGAGTGAAGAGCGCGTATTGCGTCGCGTTGCCGCTGGTCCACGCCTCGAACCAGTTTGCAAAGAGCTGCGCGCTCGCTCTACGACCATACTCTCTGCGGCCCAGCTTATAGGTTGACGCTCCGTCGAACCCCAGCCCGTTGACAAAGCGAGACCGTGGCATGGCGTCCTTGTAATATTTGGTCTTGTGCCCGAACCAGTAGTCGATCTGGTTGATAGTCGATGCGCCGATACTGTCGGAGATACAGGACAAGAGGTTGCCGCGATCTCGCGAGCCGACCTCCTCGATCAGCGTGTAGTGGTCCTTTTTGTCATAGGCGACAAGAAACCGGACTGCGTTTTCAACGGAGCCGAGCGTCGCGTCGTCATTATTCGGTGCGGACCCAGTTTGGAGCGCAAGGCGCGGCGCGACCAGCTTCGCTTCGTCGTAACTAAGCCCTCGTTTTGCGAACTCTGCTTCCAGTTTGGCGTGTGCGGCGCTCGCGGTGTCGCGTCCCGTCAGCCCTATAGATTGAGCAAGGTCTGACTGTGCCTTCTGCACCGCGTCAAGCGCGCCCGGCTTTGCCTTTTTGTGTGCCGCTATGCGGTATTCTTTGCTGTCCTTGGTTAAAGTGTCCTCAAGGTCGAGCGCGTCTTGCGCCATGGCAGGGAGAGCGCGCCGCGAAGCATATCCAGAATAGCGCGCGATCAAGTCAGGGTTTTGCCCTGCTTTGGCAAGAAGATGCCGGTCGATCACCGCGTCAATGTGGTGACCGTATTCGTGACGCATCGTTGATATGTAATCGAGCGATGTGGTGTCTCTGTTCGACATCTCGATATGCAAAGTCTCCGCATAATGCGCCGCGCCAGCCTTCACGAAAACAACGCCGCCCTTGAGATCCCCGAGCTTCTCGATGATCGCCATGCGATCCGGATCGGTATCCATAAACGCAGGCGCGACGTTGAGGCGCTCGTCGATGGTCTTATTCGCCCAGACCCGCCGCCGCCGTTCTTCGTCAGTCATCGCCGGGAGAGGAGCGGGAGCCGGACGCGGCGGCGGGGGCGCTGGCGGGGGCGGCGCGGGATCCTCTAGCCCCGGTATAAGCCCGCGAGAGATGATGCGCGCGAAGACGGTGCACCGGCATTGGATGGTGTTTGCGGCAAGCGCGCTGGGATCCCCGGGATAGAGGATCGGGCCGAGCGGGCTTGCGAAGGTCTCTGCCTGTCCGACGCCGCGCGGGTTAATCTGCGGGATCTGGACGTGCGAGTTCCGAACGTGCCCGTCGTTGGTGTTGATCCACTTCCTGCGCACCTGCCGGATGTCGATCTGCCCTTTGTTGATCATGTCCTGAAAGAGTTCCCACTGCGCGCCCTGCACGGCCCGGATGCTCTCTGTGCGCGCGATGACGTTCGCCCGGTATTTGACATAGCGATCACGATACCGATCAACCAGCGAACGGATCTGCGCGTCGGTCAGCGCCTTGTCATTGGCGATCGCGCGCCCGACGGATCCATCGCTGCGACGATCGCGCAGCTTGCGCTCCAGCGCCTCCGGGTCGAGCGCGCGCAGCATCCGCTCATAGTTCGATACCGCCGCCTCCTGACGCCGCGTCAGCCCGATGGAGCCCCTGATCTGGCGCGCGATGGCGAACGGGTCATCACCCGCCGTCAGCCCGCGCTGGAGCACCTGCCGGATCGTGTCGCGCGTCGTCTGGTCAATCTCGCGG